TTTACAGAAAATGAGAGAGTCTGAAAATCGTAATGTATTGGTTATAGGAGACTTACACGAACCATTCTGTTTAGACGGCTACCTTGATTGGTGCATAGAACAATACTATGCTTATAAATGCACTGAAGTAGTCTTTATTGGAGACGTAATAGACAATCACTTTTCTAGCTATCACGAAACTTCAGCAGATGGAATGGGTGGTGCTGATGAATTAGAATTTGCGATTAAACGTATTGCAAGATGGAGAAATGCTTTTCCTAAAGCTACTGTAATTATAGGAAACCACGACAGAATTATTATGCGTAAGGCACAGACTAGCTCAATACCTAGTAAATGGATTAAGTCTTATAAAGAAGTATTGGAAACTCCTGATTGGAACTTTGTTGAAAGATATGAAGTAGATGGAGTTCAATATATACACGGAGAAGGTGGTACTGCTAGGACTAAATGTCGTGCTGATATGATGAATACCGTACAAGGACACTTACATACACAATGTTATACAGAGCATTATGTTGGTAAAAAGTTCAGGGTCTTTGGAACTCAAGTTGGTTGTGGAATTAATCATAAAGCATACGCAATGGCTTATGCAAAATATGGAAAACGTCCTGCAGTCGGTTGTGCAATAGTCTTAAATAACGGAAAAACACCCTTAAATCTGTTAATGCCTTTATAATTTTAATGTTTTTTTATATTAATTTACTAGATATAAATGACTATTTTTGTTAAAAAGTTTGTAAAAAAGAGTGTTAATTCAAAAAAAGGTTTTATATTTGTCATATCAAATTATTAATCAAAACTAAAACTTAAAAAATTAATTATGAAAACAACTAAATTATTTATCGTAATAGATGAAGCAACGCTGCAAACTAGAATTAATGAAGAAACAAATCAAGTGGCTAAATTTAAAACAGAAAAAGAAGCAGATGAATGGGCTTCTCAAAGATTAGAGATGTGGAGTGTTTTTAAAGTGCATTTTAATCATAAATTCATCGAACATACAATTTAATCAAAGATTAACTGACGAGACCTCAATGGTCGAAACGCTGAGAAGCGTCTTAATCAAACAAAAACTAATATGAAAACAATAAGCAAAATCGAAACAAAAACATTTTACAAGGTAGAATCAACAGAAAATATTTTTTCACCTCCATCTTTCAATACTTTAGAAAAAGCTAAAAAGTATATCTCTGAAACTCCAAATAAAGGCGATAAAAAATATTATACTTGGTATTCTACAACTTTGTATATTACAAAAGTAACACAAACAACAGAAATAATATAGATTAACTGACGAGACCTCAATGGTCGAAACGCTGAGAAGCGTCTTAATCAAAACTAAAACTAAGATGAAAAAATTATCAATCACAGAATGCAGAAAATTCTTGAAAAACAAAAAGAACATGCAATTTGTAAACCTTTACAAAATGATAAGTAAGTATGTAGAAAAATACAATAATTATGAAAGTCAGTATATGATACAAACATCAAATTCATATCAACAAAAGGTAGAAGAAAAGAAATTAAAACGATTAGGAAGAATTTAATAACCAAAAAAAACTAAGATGAAGAAAACTATTAATTTTTATGAGTTCAGCAGATGGTTTGAACAGAACAGACCAAATAACTTTAGCAGAGTAGGTTTACAAGGGTTATTTGATTACCTAGAGGAATACGAAGAAAGTACAGGTGAAAGCATTGAGTTTGACCCAATAGCTTTATGTTGTGAATATTCAGAATATTATAACATTGCAGAATTTCATTTAGAATATGACCACGAGGATTATCCTGATATTGATTCAATAATGGATTATACACAAGTAATAGAATTAGGCAACGAAGCATTTATAATACAACAATTTTAATAATTAAAACTAAAACTAAGATGACAAAATTTCGAGTAATCAATCGTACAACAAGACAAGAACATATCTTTAATTCAGAAGAAATAAAAAGATTTTTCAATAAGAACCTAATGTCTGATTATGCAATCAGCTCAATAAAGTATGAAGAAGCAAAAAGATATAACTTTATATCAGATATTGTAGTTGGTGTAGCTGCTGTAACTTTAATTATATGGATAACTAAAATCGTACTACAATGGAATTAATGGCAACAGACTTCCATTTCTATGACAATGGTAAATTCAATACTGAAGTTAATTGGGATAGTTTAACTCAATCTTTTAGTAATGATATAAAACAGGTTAGCACTAAGATTAGGGTGTATGGTACAGAAGAACAAATTGATAAAGCACTAGATGATTATATAGAAAATACAGGTTTGAATTTAGATGAAGCTTATGACCTATGTGCAGACCCTGTTGGTTCATTTCATTACAATGCAGATTATAATGTTAGGGTAACTAAAAAGCTAAAGGAACTAAATCAATTATATTTAGAACGAAATAGCAAAGTATTAATTATAAATTTAAGATAATGAGAGATTATACAGATAAAGAAGTTGATGAAGAAATCAGAAAATTTCACGAAAGACAAAAACAAATGGATTTGACAGAAGAAAAATTAAAAATTCAAGAAGCTAATGAATTAATACATAAAAGAATGAATGATATTAATACATTCCAAGCACACGAAAATGAAGTTTATTTAAGAGGAACAGATGAATATGGTAAAGACTTTCAGATTTGTTTTGACTCTTACAACTTTATAGAATGGATAGATTCAGAACAATTAGAATATATAAAACAACAATTAACTAAATACATAAACGAAAAATGAAAACAGAGATTTTGAAGGAAAAGTACATTAAGTACAATTTAACTAAAGATGATGTCTTTAAGCATCAGCACTACATTATTATTACACGTAGTGGTATTGATAAGATACAAGCACTTGAAAGCATACATATTGACTATGATGTTATTAATTGCGAGAAAGACTTTTGTGTAGTTAAAGCAAACGCAAAATACAGACTTTTGGTTCAGCACTTAAAGGTGCAGGATTTAAAGATGGTAATACAAATACTTGGTACGTAATGGAAATGGCAGAGAAACGAGCAATGTCAAGAGCTGTACTAAAACTTACAGGGTTCTACGAACTTGGAGTATTTGGAGAAGATGAAGCAGAAGATTTTAAAAAGAGTAATAATTAAATAAATAAATAAAAATGGAAGTAACAGGAAAATTAATTAAGTTTCTAAACATAGAAACAGGAACAAGTAAGTCAGGAAAAGAATGGCAAAAGAAAACAGTTGTTATTGATACAGGTAATGAATTTAATAACTTAGTAGCAGTAAGTGCTTTTGGTGATAAAGTTGAACGAATGAATAAATTAGAAGAAGGTACGACAGTAACTATTCTTTGTAATGTTTATTCAAGAGAATACAATGGAAAGTATTATCATAATATAGATGGTTACCATTTTGTACAACAGAGTAATAAAACAGATGATAATGTTACTATGGGTACAGATTTTACAGGTACTACACCTGATGATTTACCATTTTAAGATGACAGAAGAATTAAACTTTAAAGCTATATGCGACCTTACTACTAGAGTAGTAGGGTTGCCTAGTGGCTCTTTATCTTTAAAAAATAGAGAAAGGGAATTGCAAACTGCTCGTTCAGTAGCAGGTTATATTGGATTGATTGAAGAAAATATAGACAGGAATGTAATTGCTAAAGTATTAAATAGAGATAGAACAGCTACATATCATTATGAAAGAACTCACGATAAAAACTTTAAGCATTGTAAAATATATAGAAATACTTTTACAAAAGTTTATAAGGAGTACAAAGATATTGATGGACAGAAAGATATATTTATCAATAACAGACAGATGAGAAATCACCTATTGCAAAATAAAGTGATGGAATCTAAAGATTCTGATGTTAAATTAATGGTAGAAAGTGGTAGAGCTAAATGTACTATTCATACTTCTTACTTAGATTTTTCTAATCAAATAGAAAATATTAAGTTAGCAATGAAAAACTATCATTTTAAAATTGATATTATATGAAAAACCTATTAAGCAGTACTGCATTTCTAGTATTGAATAAAGAATTGGCTAGGAAGATAGGTTTAAAGGAAGCTATAATGTTAGCAGATTTAATTAGCAAGGAAGAATACTTTATTTCAAAAGGAATGACTGATGGTTGGTTTTTTAATACTGAAGCTAATATAGAAGCTGACACTACACTAAACCCATATAATCAAAGAAAGTGTCTTAAAACGCTTAAAAAGTATGAAATAATAGAAACTAAGCGTAAAGGTATACCTGCAAAACAATACTTTAAAATAAATGAATATCAAGTCCTTCAAATTTTAAACAACTTGTTAGATAAAAATTTAACAACTATTAATAAGAATAAAGAAATAATAATAAATAATAATATATCTAATAGGAAGAATGATTTTGTTTTTGAGGTTTTAACTTTTGATTATGAAGAAAGTATATTAAATGCCTTTATAGATTATTGGACTGAACCAAATAAGTCAAATACAAAAATGAAATTCGAGTTAAACAAAACTTGGAAGACAGGATTAAGATTAAAGACGTGGGTAACTAATCAAAAAAAATGGGATAAACCTAAGCCAAAGGGAATTTCTAAATTAGATGCTCAAATTAATGAATGGCAAAAAGCAAAGAATTTAATATGAAATTAACAGATTATGAATTAGAAGATGTAAAATCTTGGGATTATCCTGACTTTTGTGATGCATTTATAAGTTATGCAGAAGATGAGAATGGTAATGAAATGACTGAAGAACAAATACAAGAATGGACAGAAAACAATGAAGAAGAATTTTATGAAATGATATTAAATAATTTAAGATGAAACCACTAAAACAAGAGAACCTACAAGAGCTAACTGAGAAAGTCCTAGACTTAGTAGCAAAGACATCAGTAGAAATAGGACATAGAACACAAGCAGACACATTAGCAAGTCTTAGTAAGATATTTGCACAAGACTTAATACAAGAGAAAAGATTCGGAAATATGACTTGGAATCAAGTAGAGGATGCTTTTCATCAAGGTGTTAGGTTTGGTAAAGATGAACCATTCCTAAACATCAGAACTTTTTACAAATGGTGTTATGCTCAAAAACAACTTATAGACAATGCATATTATGAAGTGCATACATTAGGAAAGCCAAAAGGACAAACCTTATGGTATCAAGAACCACTAAAACTTTTAAAATGAAAAAAACAAATGATGAACGAATTAAAATATTGAGAGACAATATTCCAGAATTTGATATAGCATTACATATCAATAAATCAAACTTAGAAAAATTAGAATGGTATGATAATTTTGTAGACTATCTACAAGAACTAAATCCTAATTTATACAATGATGCCTGTGAATATGCAGATAATAAAAAATCATTATGAAAACTATTAAAATCACATCAGGAGAAGTAAAAAGTCAATCAGATGCTATACTATGGCATTTGAAACAATATGGAAGCATAACGAGTTATGAAGCTATAAAAGAATATGGAGCAACTAGACTTTCAGCTATTATATTCAATCATAGGAAAGAGGGATATGATATAAGCAGTATGCCTTTAGTTAAAAAAACTAGATTCGGTAGGAATACTACAATTGCTAAATATATATATTTACCACCACCTTCTCAATTAATACAGGAAGTTTTATGGGATTAAAATCAATAAGCAAACTAAAGAAAGAACTTGATAAGTGGTTTAGTCTTTACATTAGACTTAGAGATGCTACATCAGAAGGTATGGTACAGTGTATTACTTGTGGATGTGTTAAAAATTATAAGCAAGGTATGCAAAACGGACATTTTCAAAGTAGAAGTCATTTAGCTACAAGATTTAATGAACAAAACTGTCAGCCACAATGTGTAGGTTGTAATATGTTTAAACAAGGAGAACAATATAAATTTTCAATAGCATTAGACACAAAGTATGGAGAAGGTACTGCAAAAGAATTAGAGTTTAAAGCAAGACAAATAACTAAATTTACTAGAGCTGATTATGATGAAAACATAACTTATTACAAATCAGCTGTTCATAACTTAAAAAAAGAAAAAGGAATAGAATAAAAATTTTCTTACATTTGAAAAATGGTAGAACCAATCTTTTCAAGCCAAGAACACAAAGCAACATTAGAAGTTTATATAACAATGTGTAAGGAGTTTGCAAAAGATGTAAGCAGTAAAACAAAATATAATAATTATTTAGATGTCTTAAAAGTTATATTTGAATATCACAATGGTTATGGTGAAGGAGTTAAAGAAAACAACTTTTATGATTGGCTAATGGTAATACCAATTAATTTATCAGTAGCAACAAATGGGTTCTTTGCAGGTATAGAAACACAACGTAACAGAGCAGTCATCAGAGCGTATAAGGTAGTTCTTGAAGAAATGCTTCAGGAAACAGTAGACAGATTGAGTTTATTAGAAACTACAAATGAATAAGATATATCTTGAAATAGCTAAACTTACTGATAAGTTCAGGACAATGTCTTATGGATTAACAAAAGATGAAAACAAAATAAACGAAGCAGTACAAGAATTGATGTTGTATTTTATGCAAATGAACCCTACGACATTAAAGTCTATTTACGATAAAGATGGTGTTGAGGGATTAACAAGATATGGAGCAGTAGCACTAAGGAGAGCATTGACAAGTAAGAGAAGTAATTTTTATTATAAGTATGAAAAGTATTACACACATATTGATAGCTTTAATAACTATGTTTCTTTGTCTAACAATAATTTTAATTATGAAAATAATAGTACTCATTATAGGGGGTTATCAAACATACCGAATCCTGAAGAAACATTTATTTGGACAAAACTAGAACAGGTGGATAAAGAATTAGATAAGTTGAATTGGTACGATAGGGAATTATTTAAGTTATACTATTATGAAGGTAACACATTAGACTCATTAGCTACAAAAACTAAGATAAGTAGGAATAGCTTATTTACTACAATAGATAAAGTAAGGGATATACTTAAAAAGGAATTAGATGAATAGATTTTTTGTACCAAATGAAGTATATGAAGATAGAATAGAAATTTGTAAAGGTTGTGCTTACTATTACAAGCCAACAGGAAGCTGCAAAATATGTATGTGCTTTATGAAAATCAAGGCACGAATTGCTAATCAGAGTTGTCCACAAAAGTATTGGGAGCAGACAGTTGAGGTTATGAAAGCACCTGATGACTTACCACAAGAGATAATAGATGCTATATTAAATATGTGGGAAGACCTTAAGACAGGAAGGGCAAAGAACGTGCAAGCTAAAAAGAAAATGATAGAAACTTACAATACAATATACAATACAAATTATAAAACAGGAACTAACTGTGGTTCTTGTATATCAACTTGTTTTGATGGTATAAAAAAACTATATAAAAAATACAGCCAATGAGTTACCTAGCACACCTAAAAAGAAATAAGATGCACTATTCAAGTAGATGGGTAGTAAAATATAATGAAGACTTAGTAAAAGAAGTAAAGCTTATATACTCTCCTGATGAATATAGAAAGTTTGCTAATGCTAGACCTTTACATTCACAAGATGGACTAATTAAAATACTAGAAAATGACAAAGAAAGAAGGAATCAATCCTAAGATGCTAATGAGCAAAGAAGAATTAGGAATACCTGACTATTACGTTGGTAAGGTTTTTGGATATGAAGCGCGTAGAGTAGTAGAAGACTTTGATTTAAGCTACAATATGGCAACTGCTGTAAGTTATTTATTACGAGCTAAGAACAAACATAGTGATGGTGGCATACAAGATATAAGAAAAGCTATAAACCACTTACATTTTGAACTAGATAAATTACAATGACCCTTTATAGTTGCAAATGTGGAAACACACAAGAAATAGGTAAACAAACTATTAGATACAGAGATGGTGGGTGGAAAACAATAGAAGCAAGATGTGAATGTGGTTTATGGATGGAGAGTAAACCAGAAGAAGGATTACCTTCAATAGTTCGTACTGAACCTACATTAAGTAAGAAAAGAGATAAGCTATGGTCAAGAGCAAAAGAAAGACTATTAAATAAATAACAAAAATTTCTATTATATACTATGAGACAACAAGTTAAGATATACAAAATAAAAGGAAATCCTAAAAATCCTAGAATAATTAAAAATGATAAATTTAAAAAATTAGTTAAATCAATACAGGAATTTCCTGAGATGCTAGAAAAAAGACCAATAGTAGTCGATGAAGATATGATGGTACTAGGTGGTAATATGAGACTTAAAGCAAGTAAGGAAGCAGGACTAAAGGAAGTATGGATAGATATAGCAACAGGTTGGTCACAAGAAAAAAAAGATGAATTTATAGTAAAAGACAATGTAGGTTTTGGAGAATGGGAATGGGATATGTTAGCTAATGATTGGAATAGTTCTATACTTGCTGAATGGGGAGTAGATGTTTGGCAAAATGAAGATGATAAAGAAGATAAGGATGTAAAAGATATGATATATCTGATATGATAGGAGAAGAATATAGAGTAGAAATAGAATTATCATCAGAAAGAGAGCAAGAGCAAGTATTTAATGAATTAACTAAAAAAGGATACAAATGCCGAATTTTGACATTTTAAGAGAAAGCAAACCAAATAAAACATTTAGAGTATCATCTGTAATGGGTAAATTTGATTTACAGACTGAACATATTAAAGAACATTTTAAAGGTAATATAGATATACCTGATAAATGGCAAATAGGTTTAATTGTAGGAAATAGTGGAACAGGTAAAACAACAATAGCAAAAGAATTATTTGAAAATGCTTATATTACTAATTTTGAATATAAAGCAGAAACTATTTTAGATGATATGCCTGAATCAGCATCAGTAGATGATATAACTAAAATTTTTAATAGTGTTGGTTTTAGTTCTCCACCAAGTTGGTTGAAGCCTTATTCAGTATTATCTAATGGACAAAAAATGAGAGTAGACCTAGCAAATGCTTTATTAAAAGAAGATGATTTAATAGTATTTGATGAATTTACTTCTGTTGTTGATAGAAATGTAGCTAAGATAGGTTCTTATGCTATGCAAAAGGCAATACGTAAATCAGATAAGCAATTTATAGCAGTAACTTGTCATCATGATGTTCAAGATTGGTTGTTACCCGATTGGGTCTTTAATACAGATAGTATGACCTTTCAAATACTTGAAGGGCAAAAAAAAAATAGACCAAAAATTAACTTTGAAATATTCAAAACAAGAGATAAATCAATTTGGAAAATGTTTGCTAAACATCACTATTTAAGTCATAATCATAATAATGCAGCTCATACTTATGTATCGTTTGTAAATGAACAAATAGCTGCTTTTATAAGCGTAATACATCAACCTCATAAAATTAAAAATTTAAAAAGAATACATAGATTAGTTGTTATGCCTGATTTTCAAGGAATAGGAATAGGAGGAAGATTATTAGATTTTATAGCGAAAAAATATATTAATGATAATTTTAAGTTAAGTATAACTACATCTGCACCTAGTTTAATTTTTTCTTTAAAAAATCATTTAAATTGGATGTGTTTGCATTTTGGAAGGCAAAAAGGAAAGCATAGTAATAAAGAATTGCAAAAATCTAATACTATGAATAGAATAACAGCAGCATTTAGATATATAAAAAATGGAACAAAATAGAACACAAATAGCAAAAAAGCAAATGCTAAAAGCACTAGAGAAAAGTCTAGGAGTTGTTACTACTGCATTAAAAGCAACTGATTTATCAAGAACTAATTACTATAAATGGTTGAAAGAAGATGAAGAATTTAAAGCTAATGTAGAAGAAATAGAAAACATATCAAAAGATTTTGTTAAATCTAAATATTATGAATGTGTTCAAGATAAAATACCTTCAGTTGTAATTCATGCAGCTAAAACTAAATTAGGTTGGAATGAAACTAATAAATTAGACTTAACTTCAGGAGATGAACCTATAAAGATTAATGTAAATATAAAAGGAGTTGAATATTGATGCTAACTTTACGCATACGCAAGAACAAGCAATAGAATATCTATTTGACAAAACTACAACAGAAGTATTATTTGGTGGAGCAGCAGGTGGTGGTAAGTCTTGGGTAGGCTGCTCTTGGCTAGTCTTAATGTGCATTAAATATCCTAAGACAAGATACTTAATGGGTAGGTCAAAATTAGATGCTTTAAAAAAGACTACATTAAATACATTCTTTGAAGTATGTGAGACTTGGGGATTAAAGGCAGGGAAGCACTACAACTTTAATGGGGGTTCAAATATCTTAACGTTTTACAATAAGTCAGAAGTTATGCTTAAAGATTTATTCTTATACCCATCAGACAGAAACTTTGATAACTTAGGTTCACTTGAAATAACAGGAGCATTTATAGATGAAGCAAATCAGATAACAGAAAAAGCAAAGAACATAGTAGCTTCAAGAATGAGGTATAAGTTAGATGATTATGGATTAATACCTAAAATGCTTATGACTTGTAACCCTGCTAAGAATTGGGTATACACACAATATTACAGACCTGCAAAAGATGGTACACAAAAACCTCATAGAAAGTTTATACAAAGTTTAGTTGATGATAATGAATACATATCTAAATATTACAAGACGCAACTACAAACATTAGATGAATTAAGTAAGCAAAGACTTTTATTTGGTAATTGGGAATACGATTCAACAAAAGATAGTTTAATAGAATATGATGCTATTTTAAATATGTTCAGCCAAAAAGGTGTAGCAGGTGATAAATACATAAGTTGTGATGTTGCAAGATTTGGAGCTGATAAGACAGTTATAATGTTGTGGGAAGGGTTACATATCATAAATATAAGAACGTTGCTTAAATCGGCTGTAAATGACGTTGTGGAAGCTGTTAGGCAGTTACAACAAGAGTATAAAGTTAATTTAAGAAATATCATAGTTGATGAAGATGGTGTTGGTGGTGGTGTTAAAGATTTTTTAAGATGTCAAGGTTTTACAAATAATGCAAGAGCTTTAAAAAGTGAAAACTATCAAAACCTAAAGACGCAATGCTATTATAAATTAGCAGATAAAATAAACAAAGGACAAGTAGGAATAGTATGTGCTGATGTAAATGTAAAGAATCAAATCATAGAAGAATGTGAACAGGTAAGGACTAAGGACGCAGACAAGGATAATAAGCTACAAATAATTCCTAAAGATACAGTAAAAGCAATATTAGGTAGGTCTCCTGATTATTCAGATGCATTAGCAATGAGAATGTATTATGAGATAGACCAAAACTTTGGCAGATATTATGTTCAATAAAAAAAGGGCAGCATAAAGCATACCCTAATTATTAACTAAAACTTAGCAAAGATAACATTTTAAACTAAATTAACTAATTTTCTATTATATAGTATGCGAATAAAGATTAACAAAGAAAACAAAACTAAAGAATTTAAACTAATCAGTAGTTGGGAAGATGTAACATTAGAGAATTGGACTAAACTTGTCAATTTCAAAACTGAAAGTAAAAGTGCAGAAGCTTTAGAAACAATCTCTACTTTATCTAATATTCCTAAAGATTTAATCAATCAACTGGCAATACATGATGTAGCAGTTATATTAAATAAAATTGCTGAATTACAACAAGAACAAAATAGTAATTTAAAAAAAATAATTGAAATAGAAGGTAAGGAGTATGGCTTTCACCCTGACTTAGATTCAATAACATTAGGTGAATATGCTGACATAGAAACATTTATTAAAAATGGTTTAGAAAAACATCTTCCTGATATAATGGCTGTTCTTTATAGACCTATAAAAGATAAAGGAGAAAATGGAGTTTATACTATTGAAGGATATGATGGTAATATAACTATACGAGCCGAACAGATGAAGAAGATGTCATCAGAACAAGTGCAAAGTGCGCTGGTTTTTTTTTATCTTTTAGGAAAAGAATTACAACTGATTTTGCAATCATCTATGATTCATCAGCTGAAGGAAATGAAGGAGCAGTCGCAACAGAATCCTTTGCAGAAAAATGGGGATACTTTGGAGTAATGTATAGATTATGTAATGCAGACATATCAAAACTAGAACAAATTACTAAACTTAATCTATTAGAAGCATTTACTTGGTTGAGTTATGAAACAGACTTAGAGTCACAAAATAAAGTACAAAGACATGGTAAATAACAAGACATACAATAACGTAATTAATACTTTGTGTAGATTAGGAGAGTATCACAAGCAAATATCTACTGTATCAGTTGGAGACATTTATGACATTAACTTAGAGAAGCTAGAAAAGTTTCCTTTATTACATATAAATCCATTAAATGTAGAAACAGGTGATAGTGAGTTGATTTATAATTTTCAAATATTTATTATGGATATGGTAAGTGAAAAGTCTAGTTGGACAACTGCACAACAAACAGCATTGACTAAATTAGTTAATACTAAAACAAATGAGCAAGAGGTATGGAATCAGACATTGGATATATGTACTGACTTTATAGGTATGCTTAGACACAGCTCAAGACAATCAATAGAAGGAGTTAATGATATTAATGCACCAATATATTTTACTGAAGACCAATTTACAATAGAACCATTCCAAGAAAGGTTTGACAATCTTTGTTGTGGTTGGGTGTTTCAAATAGGTGTTAAAGTTATGAATGACTTTCAGACTTGTGATATACCTGTATTAAATCAAGGTGCAGGTTACTAATGATTGAGATACTAAAGAGATTAAATAAGATAAAGATAGGCAAAGTAATAATAAAAATAATACCACCAACAATAACAATTAAAATATAAAATATGGCAGATTTAGTAACAACATTATCAGAATCAGTAACCTTGAATGGTTCATTAAGAGGTTCTACAAACTCAGTAACTACGACAGGAATAAATGATGTATTTGAAAGAATAGTATTATGTACTGCATCACAACAGACAACAGTATGTTCTTTTGCAGCAAGTCCTTACACTTCAGTAGGTTCTTTAGATGTAGATAGAACAAAGTATTTTAGAATCACTAATCTAAGTACAACAGCAAATATAGAAGTAGCTTTTGTAGGTAGTGCTACATTATACCAAGTATTAATTACTCCAGGCAATTCTCACGTTTTAAGTCAAGCAGAAGCAATACTTTTAGCAGAAGCAGATACAACTCCTAGTTTTGGAACTTTAGAGAATCTTTCTAAGGTAACAGTACAACCTGTTGGAGAATCAGATGCTAGAGTTGAAGTATTCGTAGGATTAGAGTAATGAAGACTGACAATATAGAAAGGTACTTAAATAGTTTTGGCAAATATATAGTCAAACAATCTAGAACTAATTTAACTAAAGGTAAAAAGAATGCTAGTGATACACTTTATAATTCTATTAGTTTTAAAGTAGTTGCTGATTCAAAAGGTTTTTCAGTACAATTTTATATGGCAGATTATGGAACTTTTGTAGATAAAGGGGTTTCAGGAAATAAACAAGTTAGAAGATATAAAGATTACACAGGTAAAACACAAAAAAGTCCATATCAATATACAACTAAACAACCACCAAGTAAACTATTAGATAAATGGATAGTTAGAAGGGGGATAGCACCAAGAGATGAAAAGGGTAGATTTATTTCAAGAAAAAGCATATCATTTCTAATAGCTAGAAGTATAAAAATAAAAGGAATAAAAAGTACAAGTTTTTTTCAAAGACCAATGGAACTAGGATTAAAAAATTTTAGTAAAGATTTATTAAGTAATTTAAAAGAAGATATAATTAACGGATTAACACCAAAGAATAATGGCTAACTCAATAATAGAACAATCACCTTTATATGAATTTTTACCTGTTGGACAGGATATCATATATGTAGTATCTAATGCAACAGCAGTATCAACAGAAACTAAAGTTAAGTTTGGAGTTGATGTTCATATCAGTTATGCTTCTATAAATATGAATACATCAAATGATTTGATAGGTACATTTAAAACAACTCCTAATAATGCAGGTGTAGGTATGTTTGATTTAAGAAGTATTATAGAGAATTATGTGAAAGCTGATAATATGGCTTATGGTGGTAGTGAATACAAAGGAACACTAACTACTCCTAATGTCAAGCACCCATTACATATAATAGATAAATTTTCACAAAATCATAGTGTAGTAAGAAATATGCAATTACGTTTCTTTGTAGAGTATTTAGGAGCTACTGATGTAGCAGGAAATCAAGATGACAATGTAGTAAGGAGAGCAGTGGGAACTTCAATAGATTCAGACCCTTATGTTGTATTTAATGGGTACTTAAATTATACAGATGTATTAACAATTCAAAATTCTAATTTTGGTTATGATTTAACAGCTTTTAAAATAGGTAATTCAACTAGAAAGTTTTTAACTAATTCACCTAATACTTTATATGCTAATGGTGATGATTATGGTACATTATCTTTTATAGTAGAAAATTCATTAACATATATATTATTAAGTAATATTACTTTTGATTATTATGATTCAACAGATTCATTATTAAGTTCAGAGACTGTTATTGCTAATGCTGCAAATGGTGCTTATGCTTTATGGGGTGCAAGTTCTATAAAGCAAATTCTTCACGTTGGTTGTTATCCCGGCAATAGACAAAATACATCAGCAACATTTAGAGGATATATTACTGCTGGAAGTGTAGCATACTATGATGTATATTTAAAGTCGGCTAGTTTTGATATGACTGAAAAGAAAAGGATATATGTAAACTGTCCTAATCAAAAAGGTTATGAAAGCATACGTCTCACTTGGCTTAATCAATGGGGTGTATGGGATTACTACACATTCACTCAGAAGTCTATAAGAAGCACATCAACACAAGGTTCTACATATAATCAATTAGAAGGTACTTGGAATGAAGGAAAGTATAGAATAGATAGTTTTAAAGGTGGTAAGAAAGCATTTAGAGTCAATGCCACAGAAAAAATAACAATGAATACAGACTTTGTAACAGAAGCAGATTCAGTAGTCTTTGAGGAGCTTATAAATAGTCCTGAAGTTTATATGCTAAAAGGTTACCAAACAGATATAACAGATTCAGCACTTAATCAATATGTAATACCTGTAAGACTTACAACATCAA